GGTTCCTTTCACATACTTCCAATGTCTTCTTTTTCATGCTACATATCCTCCTTAAGTTTATCATAAATGTCTTCCCAAAAGTCATGGCCTTGTGGTGTATCATCCCAAACAAAGCAGCCGTCAAGTTTATCATCATAACTAAAAGACTTAAGCTCTTTAGCGCCTTTACGCATATACCTAGCTGCGCCTTCGTTAATCTTTGCTACCTTAGCCGTTAACGTTTTATAATAACTTTTACCGTGCATAATGTTTACCTCATGGATATGTTATAGGTGTTTGATGAATAAAACATAGGATATACAATATGAATCCAAAGTAAGCCCCTACTGCGACTAGACCAAATATAAGGCCAACTATACGTCCAAATGCGTTCTTAATGTTTACACGTTGGTTTGCTAGTTTACTAGCGTTTACCAACACACGTTTACGCTTATATTTATTCGTATGTATATCAATACAACACATATTAGATGTACCCCAGAATCGCCCCAAGAGGGGCCGCGAAGATACCAGCAACACGCAAGATGCCTTCCCCTGTCCACACCTCAGACATACCAAATAAAGTTATGATATTGTTAACCCATCCATAAAAGCCAGTCAACACAATAACACACCAAACAATCAAAGCTTTATCCATGGTTAATTCCCCTTTTTAATGATAACGACAGGTGCGGTTATAGGTGTAAAGAACGTGTGTTCATATGAGGTACAACAGGCGGTGCAAGGTGCCGCGCTGATATCCCTTTCTCTATGGTAACAGAGGCAACAGCTACTGTTTTTCACTACTGCCCCTATTTCCTCAACAGTAAGCGTTTCAAGGTTTCTGCTACGTGTTGCTCTAAACACCCTCAACATGAGTTTACTGGTCATCTGAATTGATTGCATCATAACTCGTACCCTTTACTGTGTTATAGGTTCCTAGTTTACTAGGGTTAATACATGAACGTAACATTGAAAACATTAAGACGACGTTCGGTGTAAAGCTTATACAATCTTGCTTTCATATTGTCAATCAAAAGGTTATCCATAGGTCTGTTCAGTTCATCCACAATGGTAGCCCTTTGAACGGTTATTGTATTATCATTGTTAATAAGTTCAACTAAAAAGTGGTAAGGTTTCTTTGTCATATTATGTACTCCTTAATGAGCCCCAAGATATCCCCTAGGGCTCACCTTGTGCCAACAAGCTTGGCTTGTCAAGCATTATTTGTATTCAATCTCAAAGCTTAGGCGTGTCCAATCGTGCCCCATCAATCCAAGGATATGTTTAAAGTTATCCTCAATCTGAACCATGGTCCTAGCTAGTCCCTTTTGTGTCTTAGCTCGTGTCCTGTAATAATCAGCATAGACACACTGGTCGACATAATAAGCTTGTGCAAATACTCGGTATGGTTTAGGCGCAACCGCTAGCTCGCTAGCAACCTTTTGGTGTCTCTCAATCAACCCCTCTACGTTTTCTAAGGGTTTAGCATAGACAACACCCTTGACGGTATCAACTACGTACCACCCGTCGGCATCAATGGTTACTTGCTTGTCTATCTCATAAGGCTGTAGGTGCATGACCTTCATAACAGCTTCACCTGCCCAATGAGCCTTAACCACACTTTCTTGACCCGCTAGCCCGCTAGCACCGCTGATGTTAACAAGGTACATACGATTTCCATTTATGCTCATTATGTTTCCCCTTTGGTATGCTTTTATCGGTTTATAGCAAGTTATAGGTTTAATGAGGCCCACAAGGTGCTTCCCTCATGGGCCTCGGTAGGCGATACCTACTTAACTACCCAACACTTGAAGTTAATGATCGTACAAGCATCAGGGAGAGGCTCGTTGGTGTATCTGGCATCACAGACAACCTTGAAGGTGTGCCCTATGGTTTCCTTGTTCCAGTCCCGGTTGATATACCCCTGAGGTGCGCCTGTGTAGTCCATGAAATACAGGTTAACCACAGGGAGCCCATTAGGCATAAACTCACGTACCAGAATACTTTCTTGGTCAAACCACTCTCCCAGATTAGCGAATACTTCAATGTATGCAGGATCATTGAAGGTTATCATATAACTTTCTTCACGTGTCCCCTTATACCAACCGGTTACCTTTTTGAACTCAATAGGTGCCCCATAGGCCTGCATACGGTTGAGGACATGGAGCAGTTCAAGGGTATTAGTGCTGTCATCAGCTTCAGATATACCCTTACAAGCGGACATAAGGACAACATAAGGCAGGGAATTGAGGGACTTGCTACCGTGATTTACATAACTAGACATGGTGTGAGCTCCATAGGTTAAAAGGTTAAGGTGAACTAATGAGCCTTGTGTCAACAAGCTTGACCTAGAAGTAACCTCTAAGGCTCACCTTGTCAAGTGTTATTCTTCGTTATCATCAATCCAAGCAAAGACTTCACTAAGGATATCATTTATTTCAATATTATCAGTATGATCCGCAATAACATCATAACCGTCATTACCATAAACAAGGTAGATAGCTCCTACACGCTTACCAGCAGCATCATAAACAACCAAGGTTTCTTCATCAGTAGACATCAGGTAATACATGATCTCTTTGATGGTGGCGTCTTTGTTGGTAGCCCATGATTCACCGTCAAAGAGCCTACAGGTGTACCCGGAGGAGTAAACAGAGTTAAGGACTAAACCTACAATTTTCTTCTCAATCAATACGGTGGTGTTCATAGTCATGGCCTCCAAGGTTAAGGGTTAATCAACATGAGCCTCTTATTTCAGGATTAGCAGGATATGTCAATAGATATGTGTGTAAAATAATTATAACTAGGTATATCATCAGGTTATCATTAGGTTAGGCCTACTAACATAGGTAAGCACAGATAGCCGAGGTTAAGACCAGCATCAGGTATTCATTAGGTTATCATTAGCTAGTTCACTAGCGTGAAGGTGTACCTACATGGGAAGCAGTGGGCCAGTATCCACAGATAGGCACAAGGTGAGAGTAACACGCTACCACCCATTCGTAACACGCCTAGCACACCATTTGACCCATCAGGTACACTTTACGCCCGTAAACTGGCCATTAGTAACACATCAGCTAGTTCACGCTAGTGTGAAGGAGCCCATCAGGTGCGCTTGGTAACACCATTAGGCCCACAGTAACACGCTGAGAGGGATTATCAATAGGAGGCCAGCAGGTGAAACAGCAGGGGGGGCCACGGGGGGACTGGCCTGAGCGTATATCCTTAGGTGCCCTCTCACATTTTTCACCCATTTTGCAACCCCTTCTAGCACACCCATAGCACCCATCAGGAGCCCTCAGGTTCACCCAGAGCCCTCCCGCAGTAGAACCCCCTGCCGCTCATAAGGTACCCTAGTAGCGCCCCGGAGGATTGATCCTAGAGCCACACTCAGAGCCTCCCTGAGGAGTCCAGATTTTCACCCATAGCAAACATCAGGTAAGTCATCTGGAACGCCTCAGGCGAAGTCCTAGATAGGATACTTATATTATATTTAATAACTGGTACACTATCGTTAATATTCAAAGCTATTAAGGAGCTACAACCGTAGCATCACCAATGAACATACCCATGATTGCATTAACAATAGGCACAATCTTATCAGCACTAGTAATAAGTTCATCCATAGTTACACCACTCTGGGCACCCAGAATAATGGCAGCAGTAGTAGCCACAATAGCCAGAGTCTTCTTAGAAGGCTTGACCTTAGTAAGAATAGTTTTAATATCAGACATATAACCTCCATTGGCCAGCAAGCTGGCATTGACCCATAGATTTAACTTGATAGTCAAAGTAAATAATTTATAGTAAACTCCACCCTAAGGGATTCCTTAGTTACCTTCCAGACCTAGCTCTCTCTTGGATAGACTTAAGATCATCCTTAGATTGATTCTTGTGTTTCCAATAAACAGCATCTTCATCAGTTTCAGTATAAGTCACACCACCAATGTTAGTAGTTGACATACCTAAAAGGGATTCCATGGCACCCTCTAACCAATCCTCAGTGACCTGTTCAATACCATCAGATACTGAGATATTCATAAGGTCAACCAAGTGACCAACACCTATAGCCAAACTGTCAAGTCTATCATCAGCTAAGAGAGCACCACGATCCTGAGTTACTCTGGTTAACTGATACATACAACAATACTTAATCTCATTTAACCTATTGGCTGTCTCAAAGTCATCTTTAATACACTCAGGGGTACACACAAGGCGGTGATTAGTTACAACTGGTTCAAGTGTATCAATGATACGCAGTTCCTTCTGTCCTTTAGATTTGGTCTCAGTAAGAGTACACTTATGTGTCTTCACTAGGACTGGCTCTAAGAGCTTCAAGAACATACCATCACCAAAGTTACCTTCCACCACTACCTCATGGACATTCCAAGCTTTAGCCAGCTTAGCTAGTTCAGCAAGTGTATCATCAGAGTAACCACTCTTAAGGCCGCCTACTTTCATTAGGAATATAAATCCATTGAGATAATAAAGTATACTGTATCCTGTCTCATCCTTACCACGCCCTGATGGGTCAACAGCAAGTAGTCTATAGGTATACGGTAAGACTTCCTGAGAGCAGTTATGGTAGGAGTGATATGCGTCACCCCTAAGGCCCACCATAGGTAGGTCTTCATATTTGTTCTGATGGTTAGGTAGCCATATGATATTCATAGGAGCAGCTTCCTTGGGGAAACTAGCTATGATTAAGTCTCTAAGTTTAAGAGGGTACTTATCAGCATCACTGAGAGTAGTATCAAGCATGAACTGAAGCATGAAGCCAGCACGTTTATAGGATAACTCTCGTTCACATAAGTCTTCCTCATCAAACCGTTGAGGGTCAGTGGGCTTCCACGCCATACCCTCAGGGTCTTTATCAAAACGGTTAGCAATGAATGGAGCAAGTTTGTTTCCGTATGTCTCCCTGTGTTTATGATCTAAAGGGTACCTAGCTGGCCATATCAAAGTAGTATAACCACGACTCAATAACTCATTATACAAGGTCATCTCCGTCTGAGGAGTACCAAGATAGAGGATAGTTCCACCTGGTTTAATAATAGCGTCAAACTCCTTAACCAGTTCAGCCAAGCGTTCCCTCATGGTCTGCGTGTAGGAGTTATTAGGAACCTCTACGTCATCAGCCACAAGGACATCAGCACGGCTACCGGTAAGCTGTCCAGTGATACCAACAGACTTAACACTAGGGGAATGGTCAGGTTTACACGGACCCACATCGAAGATATTGGCTGTGTCACGTTGTCCCTTAGCGGCCCTTAGGTGGCTCAGGAATGGTAACTCATTAATGATCTTCTTGATAAAGCTAGCATTAGCATCTGCTCTATCCTTTGATGCGGATACAATCATAATCTTTAAGTTAGGGTTTCTCCATAACAGCCATACAACAAAGGCACAAGTAATGAATGACTTAGCAACACCACGAAACCCTTGAATGATGAACCTATTAGATGGAGGATTAGCTAGTGTATCAGCTATGTCCTCTTGAATAGGTGTAGGCTTAGGGAGCCCAATAGCCTTCCATACGATGTACAAGAAGGTTATGAAGGACTCCTTAGCCTGTTGGAGAAACGCTCTCTCAGTAGTTGAAAGATCGTCTACCGAACTCATGATGTCTTACCTACACCAGTTAACAGAGAATCGCCCAGAGCGTTCAAAGGTGATCTCAGCTTTACGAAACTCAGGTTCTTGTACTTCAGTATAAGACATCTCAAAGGCCTCCTTAGGGGACCAAGAGACATACCCATCAGCATACTGAACAATGTACCCCTCATCCTTAGGGTTCTCATCTTTAGGGGTAGTCCACCCACGTTTCTTATTGTAATCACCACGGGTCATAGGCTGTGCCTTAAGAAGCTTAATTCCAATATACTCTTTACTCATAGTTCCTCCGCTTGTTGTTATGTTAATAACTGTTACTGGTAACTATCCATCTGTTCTTTGACTGCCCCAATGAGCTCACTGAAGGCACTCTTGTTCTTACCCTTCTCGCAATACAGCATGTCAATACCATTGTCCTTAAGGAACTTAATGATCTGACCATACAACTGAGGGGTACGCTTATCAGGGTCACGGAGGTCAGCCAACATAGTCTCAGCTACCTCACTATGAATCTGTACTAGGAGTCCCTCAAGGGCACTCTTACTATCTTCACTACTCATCCTCTTCAATCTCCTTATCTGAGATGTTATGTAGGGAACATCCTATTGGCATCTTCTGGTCCTCCTTTCGTCTACCATAGATTTTCCTCATGCGGTACTTAAACACACATTGGTCCCTATGGATACGAAAGGTCAGGGCTACACACTGGATGAATATATAAACAATGGTTAGGAGGATAACCCAATCATTAAGTTCAATACCAAACAATGTGAACCCTGACACTACTACAGGAGGGACAGACTTAATAACTTCGTTCTTGAAGTCCATCTCTATCATGTTGTCTACCTCTATGACACTCGTGTTAGAACTCCCAACTTACATTGATAGTTCCAGCGTCAAATAGGTCTGTGCC